ATAATATAAATTAATAATAAATATAATATAAATAAATATAAATTATTCATTTTTCTTTTTTAATAATTTTTCTTTTTAATTCATATAATATTAAATATAAGGTAATAATAATTAAATATAATATAAAATAAATATAGAAGGTTTATGTGGAGCAATGAGCGTAGCGAATTGCGACAAACTATATAATATAAATAAAAATAAAATAATAGTTGACAAATTAAAAATAATATATTATAATATACTTAATAAATTATAAAGGAGATGATATTATGTTTAAGTTAATAGATTGGTTAAAATATTTAATACTATCTTTATTTATGTTAGGTGGTATTGGATTAGTTTTATTAATGTATTGTATAATATATTTAATTATAGAAAGGAGATAAATAAAATGAAAAATAATAAATATCAATTAATATTAGATGTTATAGTAAGTGGTTTAGTAATAACTTATTTATATTTAGTTTTAGTTTAAAGGAGAAGATGAAATATGGAAAAAAGAATACAACAAATAATAAATAATAACATAGAGAAGAAAATAGAGTTAATAAAAAATTTAAGAGGTAAAGAAGATAAAGATAATCCAATAATGGAATTTAATAATAATTATAAGGATAAAATATTAACATTAATAGTAGATGATAAAAATATTAATAGTCCTTATGTTAAAGCTATCCAATCTACATTTAAGAAATATTTACCAGATGCAATAATCAAATTCGTTAATGTAAATGAAAAAATGAGTAGAACAGATATTACTATTAAATTATTAAGTGAAGTTGATTTATTAAATGAATTAAATGGATATTTGTTTATTCAACCATCTGTAACAGGACAAAAAACTATATCTCTTAAAGGAGATTTAGATAATATAGAAAACTATAATAATTTATGGAATAAATTTAATCTAACTATAACATCACAAGTTATAGGTGAAATAATAGAAGAATATGTTAAAGATATAAAAAATCCAAATATAGTAATTATAGGAGATGGATTAACAGTTGGTAAACCACTTAATTTATGGTGTCAACAACACCAAGATTGGAATACATATCAAATTAAGGAATGTTTCAAAGAAAAGTATGATGATATTCCAGATGAATTTAAAGATAAGATATTAGAAAATGCAGATATTATAATTAGTGCAACTGGAAACGCAGAAAGTTTAATGGTAAATGATGTTGCAGTTATATCTCCTACAATATATTATGAAGCATATAGTGGAACTTATGTACATGATTTATATAGAGGTTGTACAAATAGTTGTGATACTCACACTGTATTAAATAGTATAGGAACATTAACTAATCTTGAATTGTGTATTAGATGGGTGAATAATGTTTTGGGAATTGATAGTAATGATAGATTTACTATTGGAAAATAAAAGGAGATGATTTAGATGAATAATTTATCTCACCGCTACATTATAGTGGTCAAGTTAGAGAGATGTGTTTTTTGATAGAAGATAGATTGTATGAAGTTTTAATGTAAAGTAGATATTTTAATATAGGAGATGATTAAAAATGAACAATATAGAAATATTTAAAAATAATGAATTTGGAGAAATAAGAACTATAATAAAAGAAAATGGAGAACCCATGTTTTGTTTAAGTGATATTTGTAGAATATTGGAGTTAGAAAATCCTAGTAAAACATCAACGAGATTAAATAGTGGCGGTATAACTAAAAGTTATATAGGCATAAATACTGGACTTGCGATACAGAATGTAGAGATGTTGTTTATTGATGAAGCCAATTTGTATAAATGTATTTTTAGAAGCAATAAACCTAATGCAGAAAAATTTACTGAATGGGTAACATCAGAAGTATTACCATCAATTAGAAAACATGGTATTTATGCTACTGATAATACCATAGAAAATATATTAAATAATCCAGATTTTGGTATTCAACTTTTGACTAAATTAAAAGAAGAAAGAGAAAGAAATAAAGAATTAGAAAAAAGAGTTATTGAAATGAAACCAAAAGAAGATTTTTATGATGCAGTAACTCAATCAAATGAAACTTGTGATTTTGCACAAGCAGCTAAGATATTAAATTTTAAAGGTATTGGTAGAAATAAATTATTTGAAATATTAAGAGATAAAGAAATATTAAGACAAAATAATCAACCATACCAAAAATATGTAGATAGTGGTTGGTTTAAAGTAGTAGAGGTATCATCTGTTGATAGATATGGTGATTTAAGATTATTTTATAAAACAGTAATTTATCAAAAAGGATTAGATAAAATATCTAAAATCTTGTTAAATTTGGGTTATGAAAATAAATAGTTGACAAAATAAAATTTGTATGCTATAATAAGTTATAAGTTAAAAATTCTACAAAAAAATAGTCAATAAAAAAAATAGTTGACAAACAAAAAATAATGTGCTATAATAATTATGTAAAGCAAAATTAAATTTCTTGGTTGAAAAATAATACTTGACAAAAATTTAAAAGTATGTTATAATAATTATATAGAACGAAACAGCAATAAACAATTGGTTAATATTCTAGTGAAATCAAATTCGTTCTATATTAGATATGCAGAACATAACAGCAAATATGTATGAACAATTAATAGAAGATGATAAAAAGTGCGTATATATGTTCTGTTATAAAATATGTGGAACAAATCAGCAATCTTATTAAATACAAAATATAATGATTTGTTATAGACACATTAATAAAATTTAATAACGATAGAAAATAAATACTCTATGTTCCACAGCAAAATCTAATGAGTGTTTATGGAAATTATTAAATTATAATGTGGAAAAGCTGTAAATGACACCAGTAGATATAAAGGATATTAATTACTAAATAAACAAATTTCATTCATTGGGTTCATTAAACATAGTAATCGCCTCATTTATAAATATAGATTTATTCTTTATATCTACTAATTGTTGGGAATTAGCTCAGTTGGTAGAGCGTCAAGCTGTTAACTTGAATGTCATTGGTTCAAACCCAATATTCCCAGCCAAATGATAGGTTATGCTAATTGGTAAGCAAACAGTTTGCTAAACTGTCGTCCTTTGGGATTTGCGTGTTCGAGCCACGCACCTATCGCCATATTCAAGAGTAGCCAAGTGGTAAGGCAACGGACTTTGACTCCGTTATGCGAATGTTCGATCCATTCCTCTTGAACCAATAGTTAATAATAATTTAACCAAAACTATAAAATAAAATTATATAATCCCATATAGTATTATCACCCATTATGGTTAAATTATTGAATATAAATAAAATATAAAAGAAAAGGAGATGGTTGTATGAAAACAATAGAAAAACAAATTGAAGATTTAGCAGGATTAGTAGTAGGAGCTTTATTAGCAGATTTATTAGGTGGTGCAACAAAGGAAAAAGAAAAAACATCTTGTTCTTGTTTAGGAGAAGAAGATAAAGTTGAAACACCAAAAGTTGGTAAAGTTTGGTATGTAGTAGTTGATGGTGAAGGAGAGTTTGATGGGGTAGTTCATAAAACTTCAAAAGCATTAGATATTAGAGAATTTAAAGGTAAAACTATTGAAATCTTTGATAATTATTCAGAAGCAAATAAAAGAAGAAATCAACTATTAGATGAAGATTTAGATGAAGATTTATATGATTAAAATTGAATAGGGGTATTACTTAAATGTGATACCCTTTTTTCAACAATGAAAGGAGAAAGTTTTATGATAGTTAAAAAAGTAAAGTATATTAAGACTTGGCAATATGATATGTCATTTGAAATGCTATTAAAAGAACATGAAAAAAGTATAAATAATTTTATTACAAAGCATTCAAGTTATAATATTATAAGAGATAAATATGAAAAATTATATGCAAATAATTGTATGGTAACATTAATAGAATATGAATGTGTAGAAAAGGAGATGAATTAATATGGGATTTTTATTTGGAATGAGAATTTTGGCAGATGTATTTGTATCAAGTTATTGGTTTGGTTTTGGTGTAATTTTATTAACAAGTTGTATTAAAACAGGGGAAATGAAAGCATCAGTTATAACATTATGTTCATTGCCTATTACATTAGGATTGTTTTATTTAGGAAGACTTGTTGTGAATTTATGTGTTAATAAAAAGAAAATAAAACATAATTTATTTTTAGGTTTAATATCGTTAGTATTGGTTATAGTATATTTTATTTATATATTTGTAGATCCAAATACAATGTATATGAATAGAACTTTAATAATATTTACTTTTATACAAATGATTTTTGGTAGTATAGAAATTGATAATGGAGATGATAAAAATGAAAAAAATTAATTATTTAAAACATGATAAAGATTTACCAGATTTACATTTTAAAAATGGATATGGAAATTCAGTTGCAATAGATTTATATGTTGCAGAAGAAACAAAAGTTGAAGTTGGAGAATTTGCTTTAATCAATTTGGGTGTATCAATTCAAGTGCCAAAAGGATATAAAGCAGAATTAAGAATGAGAAGTTCTACATTTAAAAAATTTGGATTAATTCAGACTAACGCAGTTGGACTTATAGATACAACTTATAGTGGGGTTGATGATATTATAAAACTACCTGTATTTGCACCGATAAAACAAGAAGACATGATTAATTATAATAAATATGGTATGTTGAGAGGTATTATAATTCCAAAAGGTACATCAATATGTCAATTAGAAATATTACCTTGTATGGAAGAAATGGAATTTAATGATATGGTTTTAGAAGAATACAAAGAATATAATAAAGTTGCTCGTGGTGGATTTGGAAGCACAGATAAATAAAGGAGTTGATATATTATGATGTTTATAGTTTTATTTAGTATGTTATTCTTATTATTTTTAACAGATTTTATGGATTAATAAAGGAGAAAATATGAATGGGTTAGAATGTTTGGTTTTAATATTTTTATTGGTTTTAGGTTGCACTATAATGTTGTCAGCTATTTATGATAGTGATGAATTAGATTGGAGAGAGTGATATTATGGTTTATGGTATATTTACAAATATTTATAATCAATTAAAAGAATTGCAAATAAATTGGATTAGTTTAAATTTTAAAGAAAGATGTATGGCTATTGTAAAATATCATAGACTGTACACAGAATATATAAATTTGGTTTATGAATTATTAGAATATAATTATGAAGACTATGAAACTCAAATATTTATTATTGATACTGAGTTATTAGAGTTTGAGAAATGTAAAAAGAGATTTTATCAAACAATGAGAATAGTTTTAGAAGAAAAAGGAGTTGGTAGAAAATGGAATTAAAGTTGTCTATTTTAGGAATAATTAAAGTTTTTATTGCAATACCAATGGTAGTATTGTTTGCATCTACAATATTTGTGTTTATAAAAATGTTTGTTGGTTTTATTAAGGGAGAATATTATCATCAATCAAGTGGAACATTTGTTAATAGTAGAATTAAAATATTTGGTATGTTATTTTGGACTGTATTATGGGGATTATTGTGGTTTTTAATATTGTGTTGGTGTGTTGGAATACCATTTATAAAAATTATTATATAAAGGAGATATGTAGATATGTCTAAATCAAAATATATTGGGAAAGAATTTAATTACAATAGTATAAATGATATAACAAAATATGAATTATATTCTATGAATATGAAATTAAAAGGATATAAGTTAAAGGATTTTAAAATGTATAACATTGATAATAAAATAAAAGTATTTGCTTTATTTGAATTGAAAGGAGAGGATTGATATGTTAGTAAATAGTTGGAGATTAGGATATAGATTGTTGTTTAAGTTGCCATATTGGTTATATTTACATTTTAAAGGTAAAAAGAGAGTAAAGAAAGAAATGTATAAATTTCAACATATAAATCAATTAAGAGATTTTATTTATTACTTAGAAAAATATGGAGATAATTTACAAAAACAAGGATATAAATATATTAATTTATATGGAACACCTAAATTACATGGAACAAATGCAAGTATAGTATTTTATAAAAATGGAACATATCAAGTTCAAAGTAGAAATAATATATTAAATGAACATAGAGATAATATGGGATTTTATAAATGGTTAAACCAAAATAGAGTTCAATATTTGTATAATAATTTTAAATATTTATTTGATAAAAAGGGGGTTCAAGCTATTGTTATTTATGGAGAATATGCTGGTAAAGGAATACAAGCTGGAATGGCTATATCAAATATGGAAAGATTTTTTGCTCCATTTGCAGTTAGAATAATAACAGATAAAGATGATTATTATATAAAACCAAGAAGTATGGATTTTAATTTATGGAATGATGAATTAAGAATTTACAATTTATTTAATCCAAAATATTTTATTAAAGTTAATGTAGATAAATCTAATTTAGAAGAAGTTATAAACACAATAAATGAATATGTTAAACAATGTGAAATAGAAGATAAATTTGCAATAGCTTTTGGTATGGAAGGAATTGGAGAAGGAATAGTTTGGGATTATGAAATTGATGGCAAAACTTATTTCTTTAAAACCAAAATAGATGAATTTAAAACTAAGGCACAAAAAGTCAATAAAGATAAAGCTATTGAAGAAATTAGAGAAGATAAAAAGATAGTTGAATATTGTTTAAATGAACATAGGCTTAGACAAGGAATTGAATATATGAATGAAAGTGGTATAGATACTATAATCCAAAATATAAAAGATTTCATTACTTGGGTAGTTGAAGATACCATTAGAGAGGAAGAAAGATTTATTTTAGATAATGGATTAAATGAAAAAAGAGTTAGAAAATTAGTAGGAACAGAAGCGGCAAAATGGTATAAACAACAATTAAATACAGTATTTACTGTAAAAGGAGAGTAGATAATATGAGTAAACCAAGATATGTGGCAAAAGAACATAAATATAACAATGAACATGAAAGAGGATTATTTGATAAATATTTAAATGAAATGGCTAATAATGGATATAAATTAATTCAATTTAATATATACAATAATGCTGGTACAATGAAAGTATTTTCATTAATGGAATTGATAGGAGATGATAAATAATGACATTTATGGATTTTGTATTTATTTATGGAATAATAATATCTATATTTATTTCAGTTAATTGTGCATTTGTAATAGATAGTATCAAAAATGATTATGGATTGAAAATAAAAGAAGTATTTAAATCTTTTATAAAAAGTAAAGGCAATCCATACGAAAACCCAGAACAAGCAAGATTAAATATGGCTATTTGGGGAATGATATTATTATTTATAAATTGGTTATTAATTATTATTGTATTTAATAAATAAGGAGAGAATTATGAGTAAAGAAAATCAATTAGATACAAATAGATTATATTATCAATCTATTGAAGATGATGAAAATTATACATTTGATTATGGAGTAAAAATATTACTTCCATATATTCAGCACTTAAAGGATAAAATTATATGGTGTCCATTTGATAAAAAATGGAGTTCATTTTGTAGAATACTTAGTGAAGATGGATTTAAGGTTGTTTATAGCCATATTGATGATGGATGTGATTTCTTTAAAGGAGAACCACCTAAATGGGACATTATTATAAGTAATCCACCATATAAGAATAAAAGAAAATTTATAGAAAGATGTTTAGATTTAGGTAAACCATTTGCATTATTATTGCCTATCACAGTGTTAAATGATGCAGTTATGAATGATGTTGCAGAAAAATATAATAAGAATTTTCAATTATTAATACCTAGACAAAGAATGGAGTTTTATAACTTTGATAGAGAAATTAATAATAGACCAAGTTTTAAGGCAGCATACTTTGGATTTGATATATTCCAAAAAGATTTGATTATGTTAAAGGAAAATGAAATGAATAAAAAAGATACAAATATAGAAATCTTTGAACAAGTTAAAAAGGAGATGATTGGAAATGAGAGTTGAGATATTTGGAGAAGAAACTAAGCGTGAGTTAGAAGATGTAGTAAATGAATTTATAAAAGATAAAGAAGTTGTAGATATTAAGTTTTCTACTGTTAAAAGAAATTTAGGATATTATTATACAGTATGTATTTTATACAAATTTAAATAAGGGGTGATAAAATGAATATAGAGAATATTAAAATGGAAAATGTTATTACAGTTTATGGGAAAGATAATTGTGGTAAATGTCAAAGTTTGATTGAAAGATTAAAAGAATTAAATAAACCATTTGCCTATAACAATGATATAAGTATATTAAGAAGAATTGGAAGTCAAACTAGAATAATGTCTGCACCAATTATAAATGATAATGGGAAATGGTATTCATATGAAGATTATATAAAGGAGTTGAATTAATATGAATAGAAATAACAATTACAATGTAATACATAAAATAGCAAAACACTTTGGTTCTAAACCAAAGTTTTTGTATTATAATATAAAAACAAATAAATATGAATGGATTGATGTTAATAGAGAATATTGTCATCCACAATTAGTATTTATTAATGGGATACCATTTACTACTATTATTAAATTTTTAAGATTTAATTTTCATAATACTGGTTGGGGAGAAGGATTGATTTGGTGTAAAGATAAAGTAAGAAAAACTGTGTTATTATTTTTGTTAAATAGAGATGGCGATTATGTTCAAGATTGGGAAGTTAAAGGAAATAGGTTAAAAGACTTAGAGCAATTTAAGGAAGAAGCTATTGCTTTATCTAAGGAAAGATTTGGTGATATAAATGAATAATAATGTTAAGCATATAGTTAGTTTTAGTGGGGGTAAAGATAGCACTGCAATGTTTTTGAAAATGATAGAAAATAATATGCTAATAGATGATATAATATTTTTAGATACAACTGTTGAATTTCCAGAAATGTATGAACATATTAATAAAGTAGAAAAGTATATAGGAAGAACTATAACTAAACTAAAAGCAGAAAAAGATTTTGAATATATGTTATTACATTATGAAAAGAAAAGGGGTAAAAACAAAAGACAGAAAGGATATTCATTTCCAGATTTTAGAAATAGATGGTGTACTAGATATTTTAAAAAAGATGTGATTAAAAGATATTTGAAAGAAAAATATAATGATTGTGATATAATAGAATATCACGGAATTGCAGTTGATGAAGTAAAAAGATTGGAGAAAAATAAAGAAAAGAATATTAAATATCCACTTGTAGATTGGAATATGACAGAAAATGATTGTTTAGAATATTGCTATTCTAAAGGATTTAATTGGGGTGGTCTATATAAAAAATTTGCTAGATTATCTTGTTGGTGTTGTCCATTACAAAGAATTGGAGAATTAAAAATTTTATATAATGATTATCCAGAATTATGGAATAGGTTACAATATTGGCAAGATAATACATATAGAAGATTTAGAGCAGATTATACAGTTGATAGTTTGACATATAAATTTAAAGGTGAAGTAGAAAAATGACTATATTTTTATTAGATTGTTGGGTAACAAGTGTCTACTTAAAATTGGTAGATATATTACATAAATATAAAAAATTTAGGGGTGAAAAATTTGATAACAAAGATAATTAAGAGAGATGGAAGTTTGCAAGATTTTGATTTTAAAAAGATAGTTGATGTAGTGGATAAGGTACATAAAGAATTTCCTATGGATATAACCTTTTTAAATAAGAAGCATAATGTTGTAGATTACATTAAAAGTAAACTAAGTGATAAGATTAAAACAGTTGAACAGATACAAGATTTGGTATTTGAAGCATTTTGTATAAATGGATTAATATATCCAGCTAAGGCTTTCCAAGAATATAGAACTAGAAGAATGGTATTAAGGGAAAAGAGATTGGATAATTTAATGCAAGAGATGGATGTATATTTATCATCTGGTGATGATGAAAATGCTAATAAGAAAACAGATTTAGTAAATGTCAAAAGAGATTTGATTGCTGGTAGAATGTTAAAAGAAAGAAAAGAAATATTGTTACCAAAGGATTTATTGGAAGCACACAAAAAGAAAACATTATATATTCACGACTTTGACCAATGGGAGCAAATGACCAATTGTTGCGTATTAGGATTAACTGATATGCTAATGAATGGGACTAAAATAACAAATGCAGAAATCAATCAACCTAATAGTATACAAACTGCATTTAATATAATAAGTCAAATATTTTTATCGACTGCAAACCAAGAATATGGTGGAATTTCTGGACATAATGTAAATGAATTGCTTTCATTTTTTGCTAAAAAGAATTTTAGGAAAAATTTTATTGAAGCACTAACTATTGCTAATGTTATAGATAAGCAAGTGAAAAATATAGATGAAGCTGTAAAATTCATAGAAGATGAACTTGGGAAAATAGATAGTGGAAATAAAGAATTAGAAAAAAGTAATCCAGATATATTTGCTTGGGTAAAAGAAAAAACTAGAAAGGATATTTATGACGCTTGTCAAATATTTGAATATCAAATCAATAGTATTAGTTGTCAGAGTTAAGTTTGGCTCACTTATATCGAGAGATATATTTACAATATAGAAAACCTGAAAGGGGTGTGATAATAATATGATAGTTTATAAGGCTACAAATAAGAAAAATGGAAAAATATATATCGGTCAAACAGTAAATACATTAAAAGAAAGAAACAGAACTCGTAAATATGGGAAATCTATTTTTGACTATGCTTTTAGAAAATATGGAGAAGATAGTTTTGATTGGGAAATTTTAGAAGAAGTTGACAATATAGACTTATTAAATGAAAGAGAAAGTTATTGGATAGAATTTTATAACTCTACTGATAGGAAAATTGGATATAATCTAAAAGGTGGTGGGAATAATTCATATTTAACAGATTTAGTAAAACATAAAATAGGTAAAGCACAAATTGGAGAAAAGAATCACGCTTATGGTAAAAAGTGGAAAGATAGTCCAGCTAGCAAAAGAATTATGGATATTAATACTGGGATTATATACGAAAGTGGAACACAAGCTATTGCGTTGTTGGGATTAAAAGATGATAAAATTTATAGACAATGTAAAGGTCTTATAGATATAAATGAACCATATAGATTTAGATTTGTAGACGAGAATGATAATCCAATATTGACAAGAGCTGATGACTCAGAATATATTAATTCTCCAAAAATTCAACAAATATTGAAGTCAAGAGAAATTCAAGATAAAACTATTCTATGTCTAAATGATTTAAGAGAATATAAAAATTACGAAGAATGTGGAAAAGCATACAATTTATCAAAAGAAGCAGTACAAGGTCAATGTTTAAATCATCATAAAAACTTATATAGTATAGACATTGACAGAAATAAAGGTAGTAATTTTAAGTTTATCTTTAAAATAGATTATGAAGACTGGTTAAAAATAAGAGATATTAAAATTGATAGATGGAAAAAAGTAAAAGAAATTTGTAATAAAAAAATAAAATGTTTGACAGATAATATGATTTTTAATTCAATAACAGAATGTGCAAATTATTATATTAATTTAGGATATAGAGCAATTTCTAAGTCTACAATAAGTACCCACTTAAATAAGAATACTGTATTTAGATATGCTCCACAACTTAAATTTATACTTATGTAATATATTATTATTGCTAACAGTATCAGTTAGATAAGACTTTGGTTCGACGATAACCAACTTTTGAGCTTTTTAAAAGCAGACGAATACACTGACTAAGAGAACCTACGGTCTTGAAATATAGATAGCAGGCAATACTGTGCCGAATTCATTTTGTATTTATAAAATGAAAGGTTCATCGACTATCCCATAGGACAGCAACTTAAAATAAATGTCATTAGGAGTAGGGCTTAATGTATATCATTAAGTAGGAGAAAACCCTTTAAATCGAATAACTATACTCACTTTTATATAATGTAAAAGAGAAGAAGATATAGTCAAGCTTATTGGAAACAATAGGGTTTAAGCAAACGCCATTTAGTACCATTTCGTTCGGTATTCCTACATCTTGGGAAAGTGAGCAAATTATATTAGAATATCTAAAGGTTAGACAAAGGGGATTAGGTAAGACTCCAGAAGAAACAACAACTATATTTCCAAAATTAAGTTACTTTGTTGTTGATGGATATAATCTAAAAGAAACTGACCCATACTTTTATATAACAAAAGAAGTAGCAAAAACTCAAATGAAATGTACGTATCCCGATATTTTATGCTATTCAAAAGAAGATTATGATAAAGGAGCATACTTCAGTCGTATGGGCTGTCGCTCGAGAGTAGACCATTCTGTTCAAAAAGAGAACGGAGAATATTTGAACGAAACTAGATTTAACTGGGGTGTGCAAACTCTTTCTTTACCAAATTTATTGTGGCAATGTATAAGAGAGCATAAAGATTGGGAAGAAAAAGAATTAAATGAAAAGTTAGAAATATTTTTAAACAAAATCAAATCATATACTCCATTAATGGAAAAAGCTATTTTATGGAGATATGATAATGTTAAAAAACTAAAACCAAAAAATGCACCAATCCTATTTATGAATGGTGGTATAGCAAGACTTGGTGCAGAAGATAGTATAGAGTATTTATTGAAATCAAGCCAATCTTCTGTTAGTTATGGATATATAGGAATTGGAGATGTAATTGATATTTTAAGTAATAGAACTTTATCAATTAATGATGAAGAAGGACATAATATAGGAATGTCTATTTTAACAACAATTAGAGAAGAAGCGGATAAATTAAAAGTAAAATTAAAATTACCAGTGTCCGTTTATGGAACACCTGCAGAAAGTTCGATATATTCATACTTTGCAACTGATTTAGAAAATTATGGAGATATTATTCCAGAGTGGTTAAAACAAAGGGGATATTATACTAATAGTTTTCATTATCCATCAGAAAAACCTATTGACGCTTTTGAGAAAATAAAAGCAGAAGCACCATTCCATAAATTATCAAATGGTGGAAATATTACATATGTAGAGAATAATGGAAAATCTACAAACTGGAAAGTAGCAATAGAATTAATACAATATGCTTATAGTCAAGGTGTTGAGTATTTTGGTATTAATACAGTAACAAATAAATGTTTTGAATGTGGATATATAGGAGAAATCCCATATGATGATAAAAATAGTAAATATATATGTCCAAATTGTGGTAACTCAAACCCACTAAAATTGGACATTACATTAAGATTATGTGGCTTAAATAAATAGGTCATTCACTATGGTAACATAGTGTCTAAAAGGATTAAAATGCTGGAAATTCTTAAAGCCTTATAGCCAATATAAATTGGAGCGTGAGCAGAAATAAGTATAAGGATGTGAATTGGAGATGAAATAAAAGGGTTTAAAAAACCTTCTCTCAACACAATATAATAGATAATCAGCAACCAAGTCTTGATAAAAGAAAGGTTCAGAGCGTATAATATCCTATGCCTTAAATAAGGTATAATGTGTACGCCACTCCCTACCCACTTAATAAGGAGAGTGATAATGTGATATTAGAAGAATATATGAAACAAAATTATGGTAAAATAAAAGCAAAAGAAATAGCAAAGTTATACGATATTCCATTATGTAAAGTTTATGAATTGGCTAGAAAATTAAAAATAAAAACCAATAAATCCAGAAATAAAAAATTTATTATCAATAAAGATATGGAACAGATATTATTATCTGGGAAGTTTGGTGATGGAAATTTTAGAAGAATGGGTAATGGTGCAATATATAGAGAAAAACACGCTATGGATGAAAAAGATTATTGTTTATGGAAGTATAATATGTTAGGAGATTTAACATCCCTTAATAAAATATATTATTATAAAGATTTATATGTAAATTTTGACACATCAAATAGTAAAGAATTGTTATATTATATAAATGAAACAAAGGAAAATATGATAGATAAATTATCTGATTTGGGATTATTATTATATTTTCTTGATGATGGTTGGAGTTTAAAAAGAAAAGGATATTATGCTGGTGCTATTTCATCTGTTAAATTAACATTTGAACAAATGTGTTTGATTGCAGAAAAATATAAAAAACTATGTAATTGTAATATTAAAGTATCGCAATGGCATAAATCGTCTGGACAAGAACCATATGTAATATATATACAAAATATAACAAAGTTAATTGAAATAGCAAATAAATATAAAATGCAAAATTTAGACATATATATAAAAAAGTTTAAAAAATAAAATAAAAAATAGTGGGTAGTTAAAGTACAGAGAAATCTGGGGTAGAAAGGATTTGGGGAAACTTAATATGACAAGAGCAGTCAAAGGAAGAATGAAAGAGATGAATAATAGATATATCCATACTGGATTTAAGAAAGAGAGTGAATAAATTGAATAAAAAATGTAAGGTATCCATTGATTTGGATAGGGATAAGTTTATTAAGTATTATGAAGATGGTGCGACTATTAATGATTTACAAATGATATTTGGTTGCACCAAATATATTGTTAATAAACATATTAAAAAATTTAATTTAAGAAAACATAACAATCAATCTAGTAAAATGGAAAATTTAATTTATCCAAACAATGCAGAAAAAGCATATTTACTTGGATATTTAATACACAAAATCAAACCATTATATCAAGATGGAGTATTTGGATATAGAATTGTGTGGAATGAAAATGAAGAAGATATTATGTCTATGATATTTAATGTATATGGAATTACATCAAATACATATTATGATAAAATTAGGAATGAATATTTTAAAATATTATATGATATAAGATTTTTTAATCAACTATATTATGCTGGATTTAGATTTAATTATGGATTTATAAATAACCCAATTAAAAGTAGTTATTATAATCTTGATTTTATTAGAGGATATATTGATGGTGGATTTGGAGTTATTAGTTCAGACTCTAAATTTCCATATATTCAAATTAAAGGTGGATATAATTTTTTAAGATATGTGCTTGGTATATGTAAAATATATGGAGTAAAAACTTTTAAAAGAAATAAAAAAGATTATTTCCAATATATTAGATTTACAGGACAAAAACTTTGTGAGTTTTTATCAAAAATATATTATAATGGATGTTTATGTAATCCAGATAATTTAGTTAAAGTAAATAAGATATATAGAAAATTAAAATATAAAAAGAGATGATAATATGAGAATTGCTAGTATAACAGATAATGATAGTGTAAATTCCATAACAGGATTTACAACTTGTATATTTTTTCAGGGGTGCCTCTCCATCATTGTGAAGGTTGTTATTCAAAACAAACATGGGATATTAATGGTGGACAAGAGATATATTATGAAGATGTATGGAATATAATAAAAAATTCTAAATGTAAGAATGTATCTATAATTGGTGGAGATGTTTTTCATCCAAAAAATAGACAAATTGGAATTAATTTAATATATACTATTAAACAAAATACAAATAAATTTGTTTATGTTTGGACTGGATATACAAAAGAAGAAGTTGAAAAATGGATAGATTTAGAATTAATAGATGTATTAATTGATGGAAAGTTTGAGTTAGATAAAAGAAATTTGAATTTATTATTAAGAGGAAGTAGTAATCAAAGATTGTTTTATAAAGGGAAACAGGTAACAGAAAAAGAATTATTAGAGATAGTTGACAAATTATAAATTATATAGTATAATAAAACTAAATTCATAAGCTATAAAAATAAATTATAAAAGGAGTTGATAATATGATACCAAAAAGACAAATAAAAGTTTGGCGTTGGATAAAGAAACCATCTTTATCATTTTGTGGAACTATTCCAGTTGAAGAAGATGATGGAGTTGGAGAATGGATTTGGATAGAACCAAATGAAGAAGAATGGACACAATATTGTGATGAATTATTAAGTAAGTATCAGAATATGTCTGTTGTAGAAAAATATTTTTATAGACAAAGTAATCCAATAATAGATGAATTATTAAAGGATTTAAAGAGTGTGAAAGGAGATGATTAAATATGAATGAAATTATGAATTTAGGAATTGAAAACAAAGATGGGATTTTGGTAGTAAGCAGTAGAATTATAGCTAATGGATTAGGAAAAGAGCATAGGAATGTTGTAAGAGATTTGGAAAATATCTTGAAAACAATGGCTATAAAGGGCATGCTCAATTCTGAGCATACTCCCACAATAATAGAAAGTACATATATTAATGAACAAAATTATTAAGAATATAAAGAATATCTTTTAACAAAAGATGGATTTTTACTTTATATGTTTTCTATTAGAGGTTATGAAGAATTTAAACTTGCTTATATTAGAGAGTTTGATAGAATGAAAGAAGAATTAGAAAAAACACAAATTAAACAAATAACAGAAAAAGAAAGTTATCTATTAAATATCTTAAAAGCAAAATATGAATAAAAAATAAAGTGTTGACAAAATAAAAATTGTGTGCTATAATAATTAATATAAAGAACAACTCAGCAAATATACCCAAACCTATTTTGAAAGTGTGTGGAAATTTGTTCTTTGAATATTTAAAATTAAAGGATATAGAACATAACAGCAATTATAAAACTTTGACTGCAAATTAAAGACAATATGTTCTATTCCTTGTTAAGATTATGAGGAGAGTGATGATATGAATTTTAAACAAGGATTTATTAATGAAGGTAATAAAACTTATACTACTAATGGAGCAGAAGTTTATAAAAGCACAATGAGTAATTTAGTAGATTTGTTTGGCACAATAGGAGATATTTATAATGATGATACTCAAAAAATAATATCTTTATTTATAAATGCTTTAAATGAAGATAAAGAATTAGCTATTAAAACTTTATTTTATTCAAGAGATTGTCGTGGTGGAATGGGTAATAGAAAGAATTTCCTTGCTATTGCAAAGTATCTGATAGAAAATAATCAAGGAGAATATATCTATAATAACTTAGGATTTGTATGTGAGTTTGGTAGATTTAAAGATTTAGTTGAACTTAATCTTAGTTTAAGTGAAGACTTAGCAAAACCTATAACTGAGTTTATGATTGAATATCTGTTTACTGAAAAAATTAAATATGACTCGCATGTTGAAAAAGAATTATCTTTGGCTTGGAAGTGGTTGCCAACTATTAATAGCAGAAGTAAACATACTAGACAAAAGGCAAAGAAATTATTAAGTAGATTTAATAAGGTTCATAATTATTTTAAAATGTATAGTTATCAAAAAGAAGTCGCTAAATATAGAAAACTATTAAAAGTAGTTGAAAGAGATATTTGTGCTAATACATTTGAAAATATTAGTTATCCATCTGTTCCAAGTAAATGTATGAATATGAATTATGGATTATTTTATAAAAAAGACACAGATAGATTTAATAAATATTTACAAGAATTAAAACAAGGTAAAACAAAAATTAATTCATCTGTATTATTTCCAAGAGATATAGTTCATAAATACAATTATTATTCAAATATTGTTAATGATGTCTTAGAAGAACAATGGAAAGCATTACCTAATTATTTTATTAAACCAATGAATATAATTCCGTTAGTTGATACAAGCGGAAGTATGAGTGGTACACCTATGGAAGTATCTATGTCATTAGGAATATATTTGGCTGAAAGAAATCCTAGTAAAGCATTTAAGAATTTAATATTAGAATTTGGTAGAGATGCTCATTTATATGATATTTCTAACAAACCAAGACTAATAGATAAATTAAATGGATTTAATGAAGATTGTGGTAATACAAATTTACAAAAAGCATTTTTAAGAATATTAGATATAGGTAGAGAAAATAAATTAAAACAAGAAGATATGCCATCTCATTTAGTTATTATATCTGATATGCAATTTGATCAAGCTACTACATGTAGTGATAAATATGGTATTATAAATCATATGAGAGATCAATTCAATCAAAATGGATATGAACTACCACAAATAATTTATTGGAATGTAAATAATAGCGACAATTTCCCAGAAATAGCAAAAGATGGAATTTGTTATGTTAGTGGTTATAGTCCTGCAATTATGATGGCTGTATTGAATGCAGAGATATTAACACCTATTGAAGTAGTTAAAAAAGCTGTATTAGTAGATAAATATAAAAATATTTGGTATAAAGGAGAGTAGGTATTATGAAAACATATAATATCATTGATTTATTTTGTGGTTGTGGTGGTGGAGCAGTTGGTATTGAGAGATTGGGGAGAACTAACACTCTCTTTGCCATAGACTTTTGGAAACCAGCCGTTGATAGTTATAATTATAATTTAGGGAATAAAGCTATACAAATGGACATACATGATTTAGATGAAGAAAAAATAAACAAGTTGATAGATGGAAAACAATGTGATATATTGATTGGTAGTCCACCTTGTCAAGGATTTAGTTTGATGACAAGAAATAATTATAAAGATAGCAATGGAAATATTCATAGTGGTATGGAGCAAAAAAAATCATTTATTTTTAGAATTTATTAGAGTGGCTAATATATTACAACCAAAAGTAATTGTTATGGAAAATGTCGTTGGAATGTTAAGTATGAAAAATCAATATGGAAACAAAGTTTTTGATGACATAGTAAAATCATTCAATAATATTGGTTATAATATTAAATTTAATATTATTAAATGTGAAAAACTTGGTTTACCACAAACTAGACATAGGGTTATCATATTGGCTACAAATGATAAACAAATTTATAATAAGTTAAAATTTCCAACTGATAATGGAAATAGAACAAGTATAGGGAAAGCAATTATAGATATTCCAGAATTTGGGAATGATTATAGATATGATTTAGATAAATGTTTTTCTTATATTAAAAGTTTAAGAAATGAGAATGATGTTTTAACAGACAATATTACAAATAATACAACAAGTATAGTTAAAGAAAGAATTAAGTTAATTAAAACTGGTATGTGTATGAAAGATTTGCCTGATGATGAACCATTAAAAACAAAAGCTAAATTTACAAATAGTTATAAAAGAGAAAATGCAAGTTCTTTAATTGGGACAATTAGTAATATAACTAAAAATATCTTAATACATCCTTATTATGATAGAATATATACAATTAGAGAAGGTTTAAGATTGCAAAATTTTCCAGACAAATATCAATTACAAGGTAGTATATAAGATAAATATTTAATGATTGCGAATGCAATTCCACCACTATTGACAGAAAATGTTGTTCGTGGTATAATAGATATATTAGATGACATTGAGAAAGGAGAGTAATTACTATGATTAAAGAAAAGGTATTAAAAATTGAACATCAACCAGTATTTGGTAAGTATGCTGTGAGAATAACATATCAAAATGAAGAAATATTAAAAAGAGGTGAGTTTGAAGACTGTGGTATTCGCAGTATTTCATCTCCCGATTATTCAAAACAAGATAATATATTTTATATTTTAGGACTTAATACCTGCCTAGATAATGATATTTTAATAGTCAGTGATAGAGAGTTACAATATATATATGAAAAAGTAAATGAAGTCAATGAAAAATATGGTATAGTTAAAAGATGGAAAGCAAATAAAGGGGAATATTATTATACTATACTTTCTGATGGGGAAATATTTTTAATAGTAGAAAAAGGAAGTATAGAGGATAATAATAGATATGAAATTGGGAATTATTTTCAATCAATTAAAGATGCTCGTAGCGTATTAGATAGTGTCCAATGGAAGGAACTATGGAATGATATAAAAGAAAATAAATTAAAATTTGGAGTGTGATAGATAATGGGTTTAAGAAGTGATATTGTAGAACCATTAATAATTGGATTAGAAGATAATATATTTGTTGATGGGATTGGAGATATAATTTCCAACGCAAAAGTTTATGGATTAAAAAATTCTTTAAGAGTTAGTGGATTTCCAATGAGAGTTGATAAAGACTTTAAAGAAGAATTAATTAAGACATTAAATCGTGGTAAAAAGTTAGGACATTATGATAGTGGAACTGGTGAAGATAATTTTTTATGTGGTATTATAGTTCAATTTGACTTGAATATACCAATTAAAATGTGGACTGAATTTCAAAGGTATCACTTTGCAGATATAATTTCTTCGCAAAGCACACTTCATAAAATATTAAATATGGATATAAATATGTTTGATAAATTAACACCTGCGTTGGTAATTAATACATTTTATCAATTAAAAGAAGCATACAAAAAAGATCCTACACCAGATAATTATGTGAAATTATTAATGGCTATACCAAGTGGACTAAAATTGTGTGCTGGTGTTACTACAAATTATAGGCAACTTAAAACAATATATAATCAAAGAAAAAACCACAAACTTCCGCAATGGAGAGAGTTTTGCAAATGGATATTAACATTACCTTATTTTAAGGAATTAACTGGATTAGGAGATGATTAAAATGATAAACAAAGAACAAATTGTATTTCAAAGTGAAGTTGTAGTAGATGATGAAATTAATATAGGAAGAAATTTAGTTGAAGCACAAGCTACAAGTAAAAGAGATTTTAGAGAGCTTAAAAAAGAAGTATCTATTAATTTTAGTAAAGATAGATTAAAAAGAGCAATGGCTAGTGCTAAATTAATGATATTGGGAGCAACAAGAGATTTAGTTGAAAATCTTAAACTTAGTGAATTATCTTTATTAACTGGAAAGAAAATAGATGAAAATGAAGAATTAATTAATTTAAGATTAGAATTTATAAAACAAAGAATAACAATAGAAGAATTTAAAGAAAAATATAAATTGATATTAGGTAAAGTACCTAAAACAGATTTAGAAAAGTTCTTAGCACATCTTAAATCTATGGAAGATAAAGTAATGGATATTGAATTTCCAGAAGAAGAAAAAGAAAATATTAAAAGTAAAATTAATTTAATATTAGGGTGTATTGAATAATGGATCAAATGAGAAATCATTATAGAGAATATAAATTAAAAAGGTATGGTTTGCCAGACGAATATATAGATGTGTATATGTATTTAATAACCAAAGATAAATCATACCTTCCACAAGATTATTTGGTTAGTTATAATAAGAAAACATCAATGGTAAATCTTAGTAAGTTAAATAAAACTAAGGAAGAATTAATTTTACTTTTTGGAAGATTGTTAATATTTGGTAAATTAGAGGTTGATAAATGAAAAGAAAAAATGTTAATATACTTGTTATAGATCAAGCTACTATAAATACAAGTTATGTAATATTAAATATAAGAGATGGAAAACCCTATTGGGTTGAGTGTTCAAAAATACTCTTGACAAATCCAGATTATGGTGATAGAATATTAGAGTTATATAACAAAATTTCTGCTTTAATAGTACAACATAATATAGAAGTTTTGGTATTAGAACAAGTACCACCAATAATAAAGAATTTCCATACAACAAGTGTATTACTTAAATTATTTGGAATATTAGAATTATTGGCTAAGCAACATGGAATAGAGTTAGTAATGTTACATGTTATACATTGGAAGACAGTTGCTGGAATAACAGCAAAAGGTAGAGCATTGCAAAAAACAGAGAGTATTAAAATTGCAATGAAAAGATGGCAGGCATACAAACAAATTATTCAAGAAAGTGACGATGTTGCAGATGCTTTGAATATGTCGTATGCGTTTTTAGTAGATGAAGGTTATATAACAAACAATAATAAATAAGGAGAAGTGATAAGATGGAAAGAAAAGTTTACGATCAATTTACTATGGTAGGTGTATTAGATTATAAGGATAAACCAGAACTTAAAGAAATTATATCTAAGACATCAAATTGGAAAGGATATTCATTACAATTAAGAGTTAATGTTGATGGTAGCACACAATTTTTAGATTTAATGGGTGGAGATATGTATGAAGATACTGGATTAACAAAGTTATCTCCAATCAAATTTAAGAACTCAGAAGGAGTTGAAGTTAGTTTAACACCTAAACAATTAGAGAATGAAGAATTATTTAAAACTGTTCCTAATTTTAAAAAGCAAAGATTTCATGATAAGGAATTTGTTTTTGGGGGAGAATGGATTAATGAAATTTATAGTAATTTAGAAACCCTAAAAGGAAGAAAAGTTTATGTTACAGGAACTTTACAATTACAATATAATAAAGAAAAAGATGTTATGTATAAAAAGTTTGTTGTAAGAAATTTATCTCTTGCTACAAATCAAGAAGATGAAGAATATTGCAAAGGACAATTACAAATTTTCTTTACTAATGGAGCTGTTGATAAAGCATCTATAACAAAAGGAAAAGATTTTGATCCTAGATTAATAGAAGAATTGGGGAATAGAGTTGAAGTTAAGGGCTATGTAGCTCAATATAATCAAGACAAAAATACTAGAAGTACAGTGGAACAAATATTATTCCCACAAACATTTTATGTAAGAACTGATAAATTAGATTTAACAAATGATTTACATAAAAAGTTATTAGCGTTTATACTTGGTAGATTTGAATGTCCAGAAGGAAAGATAGCATCTGTTGGATTTGAAGTTACTTTTAAAAGAGGTAATAGTGAAATTGAATTAAGTGAAGAACAAAAGAAGGAATTATTAACTAAGGAAGAAATACAATATCTTGAATTGTTCCCAGATCAAAAAGATAGATTTCTTAGAAATAAACTTCAAATGACAATGGAAAGAATTGATGAAACTTATTTAATTCAACCACATGCAAATATGCCTATACAAGAAATTCAAGAAGATATGTTTATGGATATGCTTGAATTATATAAAACAGTAGGTGCTTATGAAGGTAAAAAAGATGGTAAGAAAGAAACAAAAACAAATAAAGTAGAAGAAAATACAGGTTCTTCAAGTGAATTAAACTTTGGTGCATTTTTTAGTTAATTAAAGGAGTGTGATTACTAATGGGATTTTTAAGTAAAATTAAAAAGAATGAAGTTAAGTTTGGGTTAGAAAATTATGTGTTCTTAATTAGAGGAGCTGCCAAAGCAGGAAAGAGTAGCTTTTTCGCACAGATTGTAGAAGAAATGTATGGGGATAGTACAAAGGGATTACTTATCCCCTTTGAAAAAGGTTACTCTGCAATCAATGGTGTAAATATATTTCCATATACAATAGTGCCAGAAATGGTGATAGATGAAGAAACTTATAGAGGTTGGGAAGTATTTACTGGTTTAGTAGATGAAATTATAAATACACCAGAAGAAGAAAGAATAAAAATAGTAGCAATAGATACTGTTGATGAATTTATTAATGTTGCTATTGAAGAAACTTGTAGACAAAGTAGAGTTAAAACAAAGAAACCTTGCGATAGTATAGACTCTGCGTTTTCTGGATTTGGTAGAGGAAGAGCTTTTATGAAGAAAATGATTAAAGAGCAAATAGAAAAATTAAGAGGTGCTGGTGTAGGAATTTTCTTCATAGGACATACAAAGGTTAAAACTCTAAAAACAAAAATAGATGAAGAAGAATATCAAATATTAGGTTCAAACTTAACAGAAGATTATGATGCAGTATTTGCCAATGATGCAGACTTTATATTAATGATTACAAATGATAATAAAGTTGTTGATGGAAGAATGATAACAGGAGAAAGGTATTTAAGATTTAGAGGAGATGGATTTTATGCAGCTGGCAGTAGATTTGCTAATGTACCAGAACAAATACCATTAGATGCTAAGGTATTCATTCAAACATTAAAAAATTGTGTTATGGGTTTAGCTAATATTAAGGATATGAAAACTATGGATAAACTTGTAGAACAAGAACAAAAAGAAAATAAAGCTACAAGAGAAAAGAATAAAAAAGCAAGTGAGGAGAAATTGAATGAATTATTGACAAAGATAAAACAATTTGGAGCATCAGATGATACACCTATTGCAACTAAAACAGAGTTAATGGGAGTTATAGGAGAGTATGAAATTGATATGAAAAATCCATTAAATAATAACATCACTTCTTTACAAGAAATTATTGATAGATTTGGTATTTAAAATTTAGAAGTGGGGTAACTAATATCCCACTTTCTTTTATTAAAGGAAGGTAGATATTATGAATAAAAGAGAATTAAGTGCATATATAAAGGATTATATTTATTATTATATGCTTGGTTATGGTTTGAAAAGACAAGGGAAATTATATGATAATATAACTAAGTTTATAACAGAAATAACAGAAAATCAACAAGATTATGATTATATTCGTTTTTGTTTTGAATTAACAAGAGAAATATTGGAAAGTGATTTTATATCAAGCAAACTTTCTTCATTAGTTATATTTCAAAGACAAGCATATATATTTGTTATTCTTAGAGATAAACTTAATACATCTATGGAATTATGGACTAAGGAACAAAATAAAAAGAATGAAACAAGTGAGATAGATAATAAATATAATATATTATTAAGTGATATGTTAGATAAAAATAAAAGAGTGGATATTAGTAGATTTATTTAGGGGGTATAGAATGGAATTTAGAAATAGAGAAATCATAGAAAATAACTTTGTTTTCTGTTTGTGGAGTAGACCAAAAACATATGGGAAATACATCAAAAGAATTAATGCCTTAGATAAATTTCTTGAAACAGAAAGTGCTAAATTCTTTTATACTATTGGATGTAAATTAATAGAAAAAGGAATGACAACATTTGACCAAGCGACTGTATTGAGTTATATTGATAGTAATGAGATTATTAAATCTAAGTTTTTGGGTTATGGTGGATATGAAACATTCCAAACAGTAGCAAGTAATTTAGATCCAAATAATGTTGATGGATTTTATGGAGAAATAATTAAAATGAATATCATCAATGATTTGGAATTAAAAGGATTTGACATTAAAGGAAACTATGCAAAGATAAGTCAAATGTCAGCAGATGAAATAAGAGCATATTTTAGTTATCAATTAAATAATACTTTTATTAAAAGTGGAAGTGAAACTAGAATAGAAGATTTTACTATAACAGATGAAGACTTTGAGTTATTTGATAGTGGAACTCAAATGGGGTTAAGTATTGCATCAACAGCACCTTTATTAAATTATGAAATATTAGGATTAAATAGAGGCTTGAGTTTAATAGGTGGACATGTCAATCAAGGGAAAGCACAACCTATAACAAGTAAAATACTAACACCAGAGGGATATATTCAATTAAAAGATTTACATTTAGGACAAATAGTATTGGGTTATCCAAGCAATAATATTCCATATACTAGACAAAAAGTATTAGACATTTATCCACAAGGAAAAAAGAAATTATATAAATTAATATTTGATGATGGAAGTATAGTGGAATGTAATGATGAACATCTATGGACATTTTTAGATAGGAATGACAAAGTAGTAACAAAAACATTAAGAGAATTTATGGACTTAATGAAGCAAGGAAAGAAATTTTATATGCTACCAAGAAAGCCATATGAACCACCAGAAAATCAAATATATAGATGTCCATATGATTTATATGCTATTGGATATATGTTTGGAACTAGATGTAATGTTTGGAGTGGATATTTAGAATTTACAAATGTTAAAACACATAGTAAGTTTATGACATCTATGGATTTAGGAATTGGAGTAACACCAGAATTACATAAAACCACAAATGAAGAAACTGTATGGAATGAATTATATAGAGTAAATTTTTCAAAGGAATTAGTTAATTGGGTTAAGGGTAATGGTGGAAATAAAATATTTTCAACTAAAACATATAAAAACCTAAGAACAAATAGAACATATGTGGCTTTTGATGAGCAAATGTTGTGGAATACAACTAGAAAAGATAGAGAAAAATTATTATTAGGTTGGTTAGATAGTACATCTGATGTTAATGATTTAGGAGATCACTATAAAGTTGTTACTCAAAATGTTCCAATGCTAGATATTATGGTGGATATTGGTAGAAGTTTAGGTTGGAGAGTTGATAGAAAATCTCATAATATAGCATATTTTAAAAATCAATTAAAAAGAAAGATTAGATTAGTTGAAGTTATTGATTTAGGAAAAGAAGTAGAAATGGTTTGTATAAAAGTATCAAATGATAATGAATTATATATAACAGATAATTTCATACCAACACATAATACATCATTTTCATTTGCTGTAATAATGAAAGCGTGGTTAAATGCTGGAATTAAATCTTGTATTATTTCAAATGAACAAACTATTAATGAGTTTAAGCAATTAATGATAGCACAAGTATCTTATGAGCTATTTGGAGATGAAGGATTAGATAGAAGAAGATTAAAAGTTGGACATTTTAGCAATAGAGAAGAAGCAATGTTTAGGGAAATAATGGAAGTTATAAACACAAAATATGTTCCATATATTAAGTTTGCGAAGATATTTAATTATTCTATTGAAGATGTGCAAATGATAATTGAAACATTAGCAGCACAAGGCTATGGTGGATTTATATATGATGTATTTAAAGCAGAAGATAGTGCAAGTGGTAGTGTAATTGGAGAAATGAAAGAGATGTCTAAGGAATTATTTATGTTAGCAGATAGAACAGATAGTTCAATTATAGCCACAGTTCAATTAGGATTAAGTGATTTAAATACTAGGTTTCTTGCATTAGATAATATTTCAACATCAAAACATATAAGTGAACCAGCAACAGAGGTATTATTAATTCGTGCTATGTGGGATGATGAAATTACTGGTGGAAAGCACGATATAAAAATAGAAACACCAACATTTGATAATCATGGCAATCCACTTAAAGACAAACAAGGAAAACCTATAATGAAACAAATTAGTGTTACAGGACAGGATTATAAAAAGATTAAGTTAGTATTTTTAGCTAAGACTAGAAATACAGGACAAGGAATTGTATTGGCATATAAATTTAATGGTGGATTTAATCAATGGGAAGAATTAGGATATTGTTATCCAAGTCATGAAAATAGAGGTAGAAAGTCATGAAATTTAAGAATATACAATTTACAGAAGATGATATTTTTAAGTTATTGGAAGCACTTGGTTTTACTAATATATCAAATCACGAGAAAGAGTTTAAATTCTCGTGGTACGATGGTGCTTCTCCAAATGGAAGTTGTTTATTTAAAGATACACTTGTTTTTAAATATTGGAGCAAGGGATTAGATGGAGATATAATAGAATTAGTAAAACATAAACTAGATTGTGGATATAGAGAAGCGTTTAAATTTATAGAAGATTTTACAAATCAAAAATTAGTATATCAAAGAGAGATGACATCGTCTATATTTCAATCTTATTTAGATATGTTAAGACAAAATAAAGATGAGGATCATTATGAAATATATGATGAAAGAATTTTATTGGATTATAAAAAAACTATTTCACAATTATTTCTTAGAGATGGTGTTTCTACTTTAATTCAATATAGATATGGATTAATATATGATGAAGAAACAAGCAGAATTGGAATACCAATTAGGGATTATGATGGTAATTTAGTTGGCTTATTGGGTAGATTTAATTATAAAAATGTATATGGTAATGTACCAAAATATCTACCAATAATTAATTATAAAAGAGGCTTATTCTTATTTGGTTTAGGAGAAAATAAAAAATATATGAAAGATAAAATATATGTTGTTGAAAGTGAAAAAAGTGTTCTTCAAGCTAACTCAATGGGATTTCCAAATGTTGTAGCATTGGGAACTTGTAATATTACAAAACAACAAAGGAAATTGTTTGAGAAAGTAAACCCAAATGAAGTAATTTTATTATTAGATGAGGGATTACCAGATGAGATGTATGAGAGAATAGCAAGAAAATTAATTAGTTTAAATCCAATTATTAAATATAAAATTAAATATATTAATGCCAATGATTGTGATTTAGGTAAAAAGAATTGTATATTTGATGAAGATATTGATAAAGTAAAATATGTTTTAGAAAATAAATTAATAGAGATTAAGGAGCAGTGATATAGTGGATACAATACAAAAGGTTCAAGAGTTAAAAGAACAAGGAATTGAAGTATATTCTTATTCCAGATTATCAAGTTTATATAATTGTTTGTATGAATACAAACTTGGATATATAGATCATATTAGGGGTATGGACAATATATGGACAAAACTTGGAACATTAATACACGAATGTGTTGAAATGATTTATAATGGAGAATTAGATGTTAAGGATTTTGAACAAAAATATTTATTGGGGTATCAAGAAATTATAAATCAAGGATATAAATTTCCAAGCGATGTTATAGCAGAAAATATGCAAAGAAATATTCAACATTATATTTATACATTTAAAAAAGATAATGTTAAAACAGAAAATGAAAAGCATTTCTTGGTTAATATAGCTGGTATTTGGATGCAAGGATATATAGATAAAATAATATTTAATGATGATGGAACAATAGATATTCACGATTATAAAACATCATCAAAATTTCAATCTAAGGATTTACAAGATAAAGGAAGACAATTAGTTTTATACGCTTATGCTTTGGAACACATGGGATATAAAATTAATAATATAGCTTGGAATATGGTTAAATATGTATGGACAAGTTATAAACAAAAGAATGGATTTAGTAAGCCAGTGTTGACAGATAGAAAGGATATTTGGAATAAACTTCAATTAAAACTATTATCATTTGCTGAGTTAGAAGGGTATTCAAAAGACGAAGCCTATCAATTATATTTAGATTTGGCTAGTGATTGTAGAAAAGAATTACCAGATAATTTAAAAAAATATTTTATTATAGAAGAAGGTATTGTTGTTTACCCTTATAGTGAAGAAAATAAAAAAGAATTAATTGAATTTATAGAGAAATCACTTAAATTATTAGAAGAAGAAAAGGAATTTAATCCTATAAAAATAGATAAATCAAATAGTTTTTATTGTTCTTTTTTATGTGGACAAAAGAATAGATGTGAAGTTTATAGACAATATGTGGAAAGTTTGGAAATTAGTGAAGTACCTAAAATATTTAGGGAAGAAAGTAATATAAATGGTGGCGTTGAAGTTGACTTCAAGGAGTTTTTTAAATGATTTTATTTGAAGATAAAAGAAAAACAAAAACAATAAATATATTTCCATTAATTAAAGACAGTGTATTCAATGAAATACATTTGATTGGAGATAGCAATGGATATAATATAGCAAATATTTTAGGTTGTAGTCCTAAGATGATTTCATATCCAGATAGCAAACAATATAAAAAATTATTATTATCATTAAAAGGAATAAAAAATTGGAAGATATTAAAGAATGGAATTAAAACATTTGATGAAATATTTTCTAAAACACAATATTCTTATTTAAAGTCATCTGTGAATAGAGATATTATATTAGAACAGAATTATTATAAAGTATTTATCAAGATGATATTGATGTCTAAGCCAGAATTTATTATCAATAAGAATGGAAAGATAATGTTTGAGCAAGATAATAAAGTTAAGAATATTGAAATAGTTAGTTTTTTCTTTGAACAATTATATAATAATTTATTTAATAATAATGTTGTAATCAAAGATTATCAATCATTTGAAAGATATTTATTAGATATTGATGATATATTTTATGAGAATAAATTATTTATATTTACTCCTAATTCATATCTAAGGGGATATATAGATAGTTTTAATTATGAATATTTATTATCATTATTAGATAAAATACAAAGAAAGAATGGATTTTTTATATTGATAGATGATTTAATATATGGGAAAAAGATTAATTTAATGTTGGAAGCTAGTGCAAAAATATGGAATAGGAAATCACAAGTTATAGATATTCCAACTGGGAAAGCTATGGTGTTGACAAATTTATAATTTAATGATATAATAAGATATAAATTTAGAAAGGATGTGAGTTATATGTTATTAAAAAAATATGAATTAAATGATGAAATGTTGTGTTGGAGAATGAAATTGGAATATAATAAATATAGAGATGATACTATATGTGGTATAATGATAGGTTATATATCAACAAGTGTCAATGGAACTCCATATCGTAAGATATTAAATATTAACTGGAACAATATACATGGTATTTTGGCTGCATTATTAATAATCTATAATGATAGATTTGATTGTGATGTGAGAATTGAAGTACCAGATAAATTAGAAGATTATTTAGAAAATTGGTTTTATAATGGAGATTTAGATTATACAAGTTGGATATACAAAAAGAATAAAGATAAAGGAACTAATTATAATATTAGAAAAGTAGAAAAAGTATTAATTGCAAGATTAAGAAATTTATATCCATATGATTATTATAAAAAGTTTAAAAATATTCCAGATACAGATGATGAAGATGAAGAATATGATTTATTCTGTAATTATGTTGATAGTTTATCAAGACAGTTAATTAATGAAATTGTAAAAGATTTGGTTATATTACATAAAGAAAATAGACTAAATGAATTTAATCCATTCAATTTATGTGATGAAGCGTTTAAAATTTATGATCATAAATTGGTAGAGAAAGATAATGAGGAGTTACTTACCAAAAGAAGAATTGATTTATTTAGCGTGTTAGAAGAAAACCCGCTTGAAAAAGCATTGGAAGAAGCAAAAAGATTTATTAGAGAACAACCAAATGAATATCAAAGATGGGTAGATAGTATTATTGCAAGAGAAAATGCAAGAAGTCCTTATGATGAAAGAGATGTTAGAACTATGGAATTAACAGATGAAGATATAATTAGATTTGCAAATCTTGGATTATGGGAGAATGAAGATGAATAAGAAATATATTAATTACCATTGTCACAGTTATTATTCTAATTCTATAATAGCAGATAGTCCTGTTTCCCCAAAAGAATATATAAATAGAATTAAGGAATTAGGACATTCTGTTTATGTTTCAACAGAACATGGAATTAGTTTTAACTGGGCAGAAAAGTATTTATTATGTAAAGAGAATAATATTAAGTTTGTTTTTGGTGTTGAGGGATATATTTTATATAATGAAAAAGTATATCATATTATGTTTGTAGCTAAAAATAAAAATGGAATGGTTCAATTAAATAGATTAATTAGTGATGCTGTAATTAATAATTTTAAATATAGTAGACCAAGAGTAACACTTGAAACTATTAGGCAGTTTATTAATCCAAACGATGTAATATGTACATCTGCCTGTATTGGTGGTTGTCTTAAAGAGCCAACATTGATATTAGTTAAAGAATTATACAAACATTTTAAAGATAATTTCTTTTTAGAAGTTGCATATCATAAAAGCCAAAGACAAATAGAAATAAATAAATTAGCAAAGAAAATTAGTGAACAAGTTGGTATAAAGTTAATAGCTGGTAATGATAGTCATTATATTTATCCAGAACAAAAAGTATTAAGAGATGAATTATTGGCTAGTCGTAGAATTGTTTATGCAGATGAAGAAGATGATGAAACACAATTCTATATGGATTACCCAGACTATGAAACTATGTTTAATAGATTTAAGGAACAGGGAATATGGAGAGATGATGAGATATATGATTTTATTAATAGAACCAACATTATTGGAGAATTTGATGATATTACTTTTGATAATAACTGGAAAGTGCCAACACTTTATCCACATTTAAGTAAACATGAAAGACAACAATTACTTATAAATGAAGCTAATAATAGATGGAATAAATATAAAAAACATATTCCAGAACATCAACATAAAGAATATATTAAAGCTATTAGATGGGAATTAGATGAATGGTTAAAGTGTGGTATGGAAGATTATCTATTAACAGCAAGTAAGTTGGTTGAAGAAGGTGTAAAACTAGGTGGAGTTGTAACTATGAGCGGCAGAGGTAGTGCTGCGTCTTATATAACAACAACATTGTTTGGACTTTCAACAATAGATAGAATACAAGTAAAAGTACCATTATTACCAGAAAGATTTATGACAGCAGATAGAATTATAGCAGCACATTCAACCCCAGATTATGATATAAATGTATATAATAGAGAGAAGTTTATTGAAGCACAAGATAAATTGTTGGGAGAAGAAATGAATTATCAATTATGTGCATATGGTACACTTCAACAAAAATCAGCATTTAGAATGTTGTGTAAAACAAGGGATGATATTACAGTTGATCAACAATTATATATCACATCTAAGATAGAGGAATTTGAGAGAGATTGGAAACATGCAAGTGATGAAGATAGAGAAACTATGGATATTTCTAACTATATTATTGATAGAGATATGTATAAGATATATGAACAAGCAATTAAATTTCTTGGGACTATAACAGATATTAAAGGAAGTCCTTGTAGTTGGTGTATAGCAAATGATAATCTTATGGAGATATTTGGTTTATGTCGTGCTAAGAATGGAGATATATTATTAAATATAGAAGGAAATAAGATTGAAAGTTTTGGTTATTTAAAAATGGACTGGTTGATAGTTGATGCTGTTGGAATTATAGATGCTGTATATAAAGAAATCGGCATTCCTGTTCCAACATCAAATGAACTATATTGGTTAATTCAAGATGATAAAGCAACTTGGGATATATACGCAAAGGGAATAACTTGTTGTGTAAACCAATGTGAACAACCTAAATCAAAACAAAAGGTTATGAATTACAAACCTAAATCAATAGAAGAATTATGTGCGTTTGTCAGTGCGATAAGACCGGGAGCAATATCTTTTTATGATAGTTTTGAAAAAAGAAAAGGATTTGATTATGGAATACCAGAACTAGATAATTTACTACAAGGAAAATACTTGAATGGTTCATACAACCTCTTTCAAGAACAGCTCATGTTGGTATTGAATTATTGTGGGTTTGAAGCAAAAGAAACATATGATATATTAAAAGCTATATCTAAAAAGAAAGAAGAAAAGATAAAATTAGCAAGAGATAAATTCTTTGATAAAATGAATGAAGTATTATCACAAGATGAAGAAAATCATAGAGAAAAGGTTATATCTTCAATATGGCAAGGGATGGTGGATAGCTCCTCGTATCTGTTCAACGCGTCGCACGCGTATAGTATGGCACACGATAGTGTATGGATTGCTTATGCAAAAGCACATTATCCACAACAAACTTATGTTGGTTTAATAAAGTATTTTAGTAATCTTCGTAAACTTGATAAGATAAGAACACTTAAACAAGAAGCGGAGAAATATTTTGGAATTAAACTAATAGATAGAAAATTTGGACAAGACAATAGAGTTATTAATGTTCAAGATAACATTATATATCAATCATTAGATAGTGTTAAAGGAATTAATAGTGAAATAGCAAATTTAATTTATCCTATAAAAGATATGAAATTTAATACATTTGATTTATATATTAAGTTAAAGGAATTAGGATTAAATAAAACCCATATAGGAAATCTTGCTAAGATAGGATATTTTAGATTTAATGATAAGATGTTATGGTTAGTAAATAATTATAAAGAATATAAGCAATTAAATAAAAATAAAGTAATAGACATATTTGATAGTAAAGTAATGGATTGTACAGTAGACTTATTATATTTAGAGTTGGTTGATGCTTGTAGTAAAGAAACAAATTCATTATTAAAGTTTGATGATGTAACAACTGTAAGCAGAATATTATTTAATCATTTATCTTGGATAGATATACCAGATATTCAAAAATATTATTGGGAAATGGATTTAATTGGTGAAGTAATAACACCACATCCAGATAATGTAAAGTTTTATATTGTAGAAAAATATAATGAAAATAAAGGAAGTATATTATTATATGACCCAGAAGTGAGCAGATTGGAATGGTTTATGTACAAGAAGGGGTTGACAATAGCAAATAAAAATGTTATAATGGTAGGAGATGTGGAAAGGAAAGAAAAAGGATTGCCTGTGATAAAACAATTCATGGACTTGACTTCCATATTTAAAAATATAAAATAGGAGAAGTGATAGTATGAAAAAGTTTTTAGTTAAGAATGTATTTGCAAAAGATAGTGGGTATGAAGTAATTGAAGTTGCAGATGATGCAAAAGAACTTTACTTAGGAGAAGAAGTTATTGTGATTGATGGGGTAGATAGAGAACTTGAACCAATAGTAGTAACTCATCAATGTAAATTTGAAATTGGAGAAACAAGGGAAGAAGCACAAGAAACTGGTATGTTTATTGAATTTCCAGCTGTTAGAGTAATATTGGAATTATTACCAAAAGACTTCAATGGAATTGATGAAAAAGAATTTATTAATCAACAAATAGATGTACTTAATGATGAAATAATTACATCTCAAACTGCAATGAGAAGTATTATAGAAAGTGCATTAGATGGAGTATTTGGTGCTAAGGGTATAACCCTTAATTAAGATTTAGAGGTGATGAATATTATGGATAAGAAATTTAAAGTAGCAATATTAGTAGGACATAATTCAAGTCAACAAGGAGCTTTCTCAAAAGAATTGAATATGACAGAATGGCAATATAATAAAGAGGTAGCTAATTATCTTCATGAAAAAGATGGAGAAATGTATGATGTATATTTTAGACAACCACATCAAAGTTATAGAAAACAAATGCAAGATGTATTAGATGTTATTAATAGAAAGTATTATGACTTGGTTGTTGAATTACATTTTAATTCACATAGTGATGCACAAGCACAAGGATCAACTGGATTGCATTATAAAGCAAATTCTAAGGTTGTAGAATATTTACATCTATTTCAAGATATGTTAAAGAGAGTTTGGGGAGTGGTAAAGCGTCCATTAATTCCTATAACGAAAGAAGATTTAAATAGAGTTAATGGAGCATATGGAATACTTAAATCAAAAGCAGATTATGTATTACTTGAACCATTTTTTGGAAGTAATCCAGAGGAAGCTAGAAAATTTAGATCATATTTACAATATGCAGATACATTAGATAGAAGTATTAAAAAATATTTGGAGAGTGTTGAAGATGGAAGAACAAAAGAATAAAACATTAGGACAAAATATTGAAGAAATTATACATGTAAGACCACAAAATACATATGCTAATAATAAAGAGAAAGAAGACTTAGTCAATCATCCTCAGCATTATACAGGAGATATTGAATGTATTGATGTAATTAAACAACAATTTGGATTAGATGGAATGATTAAGTTTTGTTTAGGCAATGCAATGAAGTATATATTTAGATGTGAACATAAAGGCACAACTAAAATGGATTTGCAAAAGGCAGTATGGTATTTAAATAAAGCAATAGATAATATGGAATAGGAGATGTTAGTATGAAAACTAAAACATTGGTTGATAATATTCCTACCTATGTTATTCATATTAATAGTTTTAGTACAAGTAGAGGGGGACGGATAATAGTTCGTATAGATGATAACACCATCTTAAATGGAACGTATATTCGTTCCTCTATTAAAAATGTAAAAGCTATTAAATGTGTATTAGATGGAGATGAATATTATTTATTTAAAAATAAAAATATTGGATTATTTATGTTAGAGAAAGATACAATTTATGAAATGAATTGCGAATGTGAGAAGTGGGGGAATTTAATTGGATTATAGAATTGATACTAGATTAGAAAGTAGAATAGATAGAGAAAGATATATTGGAAAACAATTTACCACTAATCAAGGATATGATTATATTGTTTTAGGAGTATGGGAACATTCTCCAATAGGTAAAGAGAAAAGATATGTAATAGAATTTGAAGATGGAGAGCAATCACTTGCTTATTCATCAACAATAAAGAATGGGAGCATTGGAAAATATAAAGGAATGAAATTACAAATTAAAAGAGATAAACCAATAAAGACTATTTTATTAATGAGTGATTTACATTTTTGCTATGAAGATAAAGATTGCTTAGATATATTTTATCAAGTTGCTAGTGATTTAAGAGATGAAATAGATGAATTAGTTGATTTAGGAGATGGAATAAATAACAATTCTTTATCTAAGTTTATAGATATTGAACCAACTCAATATACTTTAATAGAGGAAGTTGAAGCATATAAAAATCATATAATGAAAATGAAAGAAATCCTAAATAAAGATACTAAGTTTGTGGTATTGCAAGATAATCATTTCCATTTAAGGAAAGAAAGATGGTTGGCAGAGAACCCAATGCTTAGGGGTTTGATCCCAGACTTATCTCCATTGTTTGATATTGAAGTTGAACATGGTGTTCCATATATGCCATTCAATCAAAATAGATTTGGTTTAATACATGGTATATCATATGGTAAATTCTTCACTAAACAACATATAGAACAATATGGAATAGATATTATATGTGGACATACTCATACAATGCAAATGTATACAAGTAGTTCTGGTAGAGTAAATGTACATCCTATTAGAAGTTATGGTATTCCATGTATGTCTAAACATCAAAGATATATGCAAGGAAGACCAACTAGACAAATTTGTGGGTTTGGAGTGTTGACTTATGATACGGGAACAAATAATTATAATATAGAATATATTATAGTAGAGAACAAAAGTGCTATATTTAGGGGTAAGAAATATGAAAGCAATTATATAGGACAAGAGGAGTTGATGAATTAATGAAATATTATCCAATAGAAGTCAATGAAAAAATAGGAAGTAATCGTATAATGAAAGATGAGTTAGATGGGAAGTATTATTCAACAACAAATTACTTTAAAGGAATAGGATTTGATACAGAAGAAGAAGCACAAAAGTTTATTGATGAAGTTTTAAAGGAAAGAGATTATATAGATGAAGGAGTTGTTGGATATGAAATTGAATGCTCAAAATAGAGAATACTTAAAAGAACAAAAAAAAGAATTATTAATAATAACAGATATAGACTTAGATGGAATTAGTGGTGCTGTATTGGTATCACTTTGGTTTCCATTGGCAACAATCTATTCTACTAGGACAGATATAGTTGGAGAATTTATAGATAGTGGAAGGATATATGAATTTACTGATGTGATGTTTATTGATTGTAGTCCTAAAACAAGAGATGAATTTAATAGTATATTAGAAATCTTTGGAATAGAACATTTATTTATATTTGATCATCATCAATCTTTATTTGATATGTTACCAAAGAAATATATAGGTGAATTTAATATTGAATTAAGATATTGTGCTACATATATATTATATAACACTTTATATTTAGATAATAATTATTGGGATGGTAGAATTGAAGGTTATTGTAGGTTGGTAGATACTTATGATAGATGGTTAGATAAAGATAATGAGAATAGTTTTCTTGATGCCAAAACTCTTAATATGAAGTTATTATATTTAGGTGAGCATGTGTTTAAAGCAAGATTAAGAAATTACTTATTAGGAAGCAAAGAGTTAGATGTTATACCAAGCAATTTAAAAGATGGATTTATATATTATATGGAAAGTATATCTAAATATATAGAAAAGAAATGTAATGAAGCCTATATTATAGGAGATGAAGCAATAACATTTGCAGAGGAATATAAGAGTGAAATAGCAAATCAATTATTAAATAGATATAAAGGAAAGATTAAGAGAGGAATAGTAGTTGATGTATCAAAGAATAGTGTATCAATTAGAAGTAAAGATGGTAGTGCATTAGATAAAGCTAATAAAATAAGCTATTTAAGTGGTGGACATGAGAATGCTTCTGGTGCTAGATTAGATGGATTAAAGAAAGAGATAATAGATATGATAGCCAATAAATAAATAATCTTTATTCCTAATCCTATGTTCCACAAAGGAAAAGGAAATAAGATATAAATTAAAGTATCCCATAAGGGATATTTTTTTTATTTCCCTCATATAATGTCCCATCATCATCACCTTCTCAACAAGATAGTGCATAAATAAGGGAGTTGATAGGAATGAGT